ACGCATCTGGCCAAAGCCAGCCATGCTAAGTGCACGGCCCCTTCTGTGACAGGTCTCCTCACGAGACATCTGCCACCCACCTCACCTTAACCTTATCGATTCCGGATGAGGACGGTTTGGTCGAATTACCTACGAGCCAGGCATATAAGCCTGCATCTCCCGGTAATTTCTCACGACCGCGCCTCTGTACGAGCGTCGGTAAGCGATACTCTCGTCGCTGGAGATTGGCATTCCAGCGAGATTGACACGAGTAGCCCTCCCGGCCTTTTGGGAAACCGAAGTGGCCAAAAGGGACGTGCCAAAATTGCTTGAGTATACGCAACATGGCATAGCTTGCGCTTAAGTTATTAGCTTCAGCGAGCAGCCTACAGCTTTCTGTAAGCGATATCCACGCGCGAGCGTCTCCACAGTGTGTGTACTTAAAGCGTATTATACTGACATCACTGCCAGCATAGGTGAACGCCCCGCACGACTCCCTTATCGGTGAGTTTATGCAGGTTTTGTCACCGTTCACTTTAAGGCCACAAGACTCTAGCATTTTAGCGATGAACAGCGCGTCCTCTCTAGGACAAACGATGTCATCACCAAATACGCGCAAGGGTTTGTGTTCCGTTTCGGGATGCATCGCCGCCCGGGCAATAGCCCAGAAGACAAGCGTCTCAATAGGGAAACACAAGGCCGATCCCATGCTTGCAAAGCATGTCGGTCGCACTACATCCTTATCAACTAGGATTTCGCGCGAACGATAACGCGTGACTAGGCAGAAGAACTCTTTTGGAAAGAGTATACGACAGAGTTTTAGCCTCACCCTATCGCTAGCATCCTTGAGATCAATTGTAGCAACGTCGTGTCTCTTACAGAGGCGTGCGTTGTACTCCTGATGCTCGAAGTTGATACTTCTTCGCGTCAAATGGTTCTCGTGCAAAAGAGATTTAAGGATATCCCATAAGCCCTGCTGGGCAAATTGGAACTCCTTAGGCTCAATGCAAATACTCCGGAGGGACTTAAAGTCCTTAGGAACAATTGCAAGCCGAGAAATAGGCTTAGCCACCCCTAGAGGATGGGGGGATCGGTCGTTAAACCGATATAGGCGCATTTCTGCGCCTGGTATTCGCCTAAACATCCATTTTGACAGTCCTTTTTCCTTCATAGCTACTGCTCCAGGGCCATGCCGCCCAAAGGGTTCCTCAACCCATTGAGCGAGCATTGGATGAAGCCGTCCATCTTCCATCACGACGCGCGTGATAAGTGCGCGAGCTTCATTAAGAAGCCATGACGGAGCGGTGATCTCGGGTTCTTCCGAGATTCTCTCCACAAAGGAAGCCTTCGCTTCCTCAGGAGTCATCCGCGAAGGTATATCCTGAGCCTTACTATAGGCCAGACATACCTGGCGGAGAGCGTAAAAGCGATATACTGCTTCTGCGGTCTCCAAACCTAGCGGAATACCGGAGTCATCGAACAAAGTACGGATACATTCGTACATAAAGCTCGGTAACTCTGAACGCCAGTGTTTTCTGAAGCCGGGGGGACAACTTAGTCCTTTCCCAGTAATTAGGCTGGTCTCAATCGCTTTACCCAATAAGGGGAGCGACCTTACGAGCAGCCATGAACCTTCAGACTCGAGCCTCAGTTTGAGGTAACGAGCACTGGTTTTATAGCATAATCTTTGTGAAGGATCATGCACTATAAAGTCGTTAAAAACCGAATGGTAGAAGGCGAGCGCAAGTGCAAGGTTAGGCTTATTCATTCAGCCCCCCTGTTTGCGTCTGTCCTGCTTACCGTTCCACTTCACCTACTCTTGATCGCTGCTGGCACTCTTCGGATAAGACTCGTGAGAGCCTTGTCTTAGGAGCAACCAGGCACAAGCGACCTTGATGTTGTTTATGTCCAGTCCAATGGATTGTACCTCTTTTAGGAATGCCTCCTTGATAAAACGATGGACTGAGTCCGTCGTATACCTTGGAAGACACGCCAACAGGAGATCTTTTACCATTTCCTGGACGACCGATACGCGCCTATCATAGGCCATATCGGGCTCACAGGCGCTTTGGATGATACCAAAGTCGTGCCTAAGGGTAGATGGGCTGCATAGTTGAACGAACAGTTTGGGCATTTGCTCAGCTGCGCGCGCAACCGACAGCTTCCATCGCCGAGGCAGCATCCACGGCAACGTGGTAGCCAAGGTGAGCACATCAAGATTCGATACCCC